TGCTACTACGGCGTTAAGTACACGTACTTTTTGTTTAGCCATGTAAATCCCTCCTTAGTAAAATAAAAAGAGCGGTTTTACCCGCCCTTCGTTATTATGCAGTAAATACGTCAGCGTGGAAGATAAGTGAAGGCTTATTAACCGCAGGTGCACCACTTGCAACTGTACGGATGATAGATTCGATAGGCTCGTTTTTATCATACGCAGTTAAAGCAATACGTGGCTCGAAGTTACTTTCTACAGTCGGTCCTAATAGGAAGTTACCTACGCCTTTAGAAAGCATTACGATACGGTTAACAGGGAAGAATTCAATATCTTCGTCTAAACCTGTGTAAATATCCTTAACTGTAACTTTTCGGTCTTTAACAATTTGAATCGCAGGGATTCCGTAGTTGTCAAGTACAGCGTTTAGTTCAGCTTGTGATACACGTGTAGAGCCTGTTGGACGACCTGCTTCTACAATGATTTGTGAGTTAACAAGTAATTTAGCTTGTGCTTCACGGCTCATCAGAATTACTTCAGGTGATTGCCCGTTGTTTTTCTCATAGATAGAAACAAAGTTTAATAGGTCAGCGATTGCATCGTGCTCTTTGTTATCCCAGTCATCATCAGTAGGTAATACTTGCTTATGCTCCGCAGGTACACCGTAATCTAATGAAACTTTAACACCGTTTTTGTTGTAAGAGAAAGTCCCTTTGAAAAGTGCTTCCGCTTTAATAACTTCAATACGGCGTTGAATAGCTTCAACAAGTGACGCAGATTTAACAGTTAGTTTATCAACCATAGCTGATTTTTCGCTGTTAGAGCGTGCTTGGTGTAACGCAAGTAACTCTTCTTCCGTTGCGATATATTTCAAACCGAATTTAGCGATTTCGCCCATTTTAGAAGCAACTGCATCTCGGTCTACAACAGGTGGCTCAGCGCCGTAACCAATCATTGCCGCAATATGTTGATTCTGCTTAACGATATCGTAAGCGAAAGTTGTTGAATAAGTTGTTGACGTTGGTAAAAACGTATCTACCTGTGATGGTGCTGATGTAGCAACCGTTTCGTCAACTAAGCCACGTAGAGCTGGCTCTTGAAATTCTTGTAAATGTGTAATTCCTGCCATTTTAAATCCCCCTAATAATTAAATAAATTGGTTAAAATAAATTTTGTTATACATTGCTATGTTATATAGCGCATCTTGCGGAGAAGTAATAACTTCGTCCGCTATTAGATGTTTTTTACGAAACGAATGTTAGGTACTTTAGTTTTGAAAGTAGCCGTAACAGATGCAGGTAATTTAGCATCGTAAACAGAGCCACGTACAATAACTTCACCAACGATAGTGTCAGCAGTAGCTTGTAATACGTCAATGTTTAGGATACCGAAATCGTCATAGTTAGCTACGTTAGCATCTACGAACTTAACCCATTTTCCAGTAGTTTTATCACGTGCAATTGCTTCACCTAATTCGTAAGCAACACCGCCTGTTAAAGTTGCACCTGCTTCTACGAATTGTAGATGTTCAGAAGCTAAAATGTTTTTACCGCCTTGAAAAGCTGTTTGTGACGTTTGTAATGTGTAAGCCATAATTATTTCCCTCCATTAATAGTTTTAAGCGTGGCTTATAGTAAGCCTTGCTCGCGTAATCGTTTAATTCGTTCTTTGCCCGCTTCATATGCATCAGCAGGTTTCGGGTCTTGCTTACGTGGATTTACCGATGGGTTAATAAACCCTTGCGTTTTAGGCGGTAAATCTACTTTTAGTTCTTCGATAGAAGCTAATAATTCTTCGTCATTAGTGCCTTCTACAAACTTTGCATATTTTGTAATTTGCTCAGGCGTATAACCTGCTTGTGCTAACAATGAATCACGTTTAGCTGTTAAGGCTAATGCCTTTTGCTCTGCTAAATCTTGTTGTAACGTTTCGTATAATTCCTTATACTTTTCGTTTTCAATAAGCGCCTTTTTCTCAGCTTCTTTACGTGCTTCTTCGGCTTTTTCATCAGCTTTACGTTTTTCACGTACTAATCGTTCTTTGATTAGTTTATCTACTTCTTCCTGTGTAAAGGTTTTACCCGCACCTTCGGGCGTAGTTTTCGGTTCAGGCTCAGTAGTACCGCCTGCTCCATTCGGTTCAGGATTCGGTTCAGAGAAAAACTGCAAATTAAGTTTTAACGGGAATTTTGGTTTAACTTCTTCTTTAATAATCATTTAATGTACCTCCGTTTTTAGCTCGTCAGCTATTAATTTTATCCGTCAGTTTAGCGACTTATCGTAGGTCAAAGTAAAAAGGCGTACAACTAAACTGTCGTAGCGCCTGCTGTGCCTTTGTCTTTGCCTGTAGCGCTGTTCTGAGCGCTTGTGGCTGTGTTAGTATTACCTTGCTGTAAAACGCCTGTAGCGCCCGTAGACGTAGCGTATGGATCTACTAATGCCATAGCCGTCTGCTTTTCTTCGTCAATTTCCTGTTTCTTAGCCTTGACGTTTTGCACGCCTAAACGTTGCATAGCGCCTGCGATACTTTCAAACCCGCTTGTCGTTTCTATAGTTAATAGGTTAACAAGTTCAGCACGGTTTTCAGGTAATGGTAATGCAAACTTAATTTCGTTATCATAATCAGTTCCAATTGCACTTAGTACGGCTTTATCGTATGCAAATTTAGGCTCATACGTACGTGCCTGTAAAAAGCGTATTGTTTTTTCATGTAATTCTTGTAATCGTTCTTGCCAAACTAACCAATGCTCTTCCGTTTCTTGGATAATGGTATGAAACAGAATTTGTAACGCATCGCCGTTTAAGCCACCAAAATTTAATTCTTGTGGAACGATATTTGGTACGCCTGTAATTTCGTGTAATGCACCTTTTACCCTTGCGTAAGTATCTTGGTATGCATCTTTCCAACCAAAGCTACCTTCAATACGCTTAATGTCAGGTGTCTTACTTTCTGATGGCGAAGTTGCTTCTAATACAGAGCCGGGAGCGATACGTACTTTGTCTGCTGTGCCTTCGGGTACGTTAATAAACGCTGTAATACCAAACATTTCAAACTTTAAGCTATCAATAGCATCTTCGTTTAATTGGTTAAGTATGTCCGTTTGCTCTTTCATATCTTCGGCTTCATTATTAATGCCTGCTTTACCGCTAATATCCGTAATAGGAAATAATACTACAGGGATAAAGTCAAAACCTAAACTTTGGTAATCTGCAATAGTGCGTATACGTTTTAGGCTTTCATCATACTCAGCATCTTCAAAATAACAAACCCCACTGATTTCATCCAAACTATAAGTTTGTTTTCTAATAATTTCTTTACCTTCATCATCAGTACGTGAAGTAACAAGGTGTACCGCTATAAGGTCTTCAAAATCATCATCGCTATATACGGGAAACACTTCGGTATCAGGTCTGAAAAACCAACCTATTTTACCTGTACGTGGGTTGAAACCTATAACACAAGCAACGTTACCTGCAATAAGTCTATCACGGCTTGCTTGCAAAAGTTTCTCACGCATCTTTGTTTCTTTCCATATTTGCTGTAGTAATTTTTGGTAACCTTCTGCACGTTTGTCTTCCGCTTTTTGTTTAGCGCTTGGCTCATAATCAGGGTTTGCCATATCAACGGCATCGTCAATCTGTTTAGGGTTAACTATTACCGTATGTTGTCCGCCCATTTGCCATCGGCTTTTACGTTGGATAAACGTTTTAAAATAGTTAGTAGCGTATCGTGTTGGATCGTAATCTAACCCTTCGGGTCGTGGTAAATCTACCGCCCGTACTAACTGTCCTGTTCTCGGGTCTAAATGCTGTTTACCATCATAGTATTGATAAAACTTTAATTGGTTTTGTACTCGTTGCCAGTTCTCGCTCCCTAACGCCTGCTGAAACGGGCTAAATAATAAGTCATCCATATCTTGCGGTGACAATAGGTTATAATCAATCATTTAACCCACCTACCTTTTCCGTTTATTTGCTACACGTACACTTCCGTATGTGCCTTTGCTTGCATTAAAAGCCATGCTTACAGCATCGGGCGCATCATCGTGCTTGTGCATTGGATACATTTCAAATTGCTCTAACATTTCTCGGTGCTGTTCTTTAAAACGTAATCTACCACGTTGAATGTCAGGTAATAGCGCTTCAATACGTAATGCTTTACGTGTGCGCTGTTTAACGTATTTTAACCGTGTATTAGCAGGGTATCCATGACGTTTTAAATCTTCGCCTAACTTATCAGCAAAAAATTCTTGTGCCATTTGCGCTTCTACTGCAATAACTTCGTATTGGTATTTTAGCGCCCGCTTTACGGTTTCTTGTAATAGTATATCGGGGTGTACTCTTTCGATAAACATATCGGTTACATAACAAATGTTAGTAGCTTTGTCACGGGCTAATGTAGCAATTACGCTGTAATCGCCTTTTTCTTTACCCATCGCAAAGTCAATACCGCAATAGTAGTCTAAATCCTTATGTGCAATATCTTCATCGTCAAAAAAGTACATATCATCGGGCTTAAATATTTGTCGTTCTTCATCCGTTGGGTTACCTAAGTACTCTTGGTTAAACGCTTTAACGCCACTTTCCTCACGTAACTTCATCAAATCAAGGTAACTAAACATTTGCTCCCATAATACTTCTGTGCCTTCAAGCATCGCCTTTTCGTTTGCTTCATAAAAGGCTTGTGCCTGTGCGCCCGCATCTTCTACAGGGCTTCGGTAAATTTCCCGCCACCGTTGCCATAAATGCTCGTTAGTAGCCCAACTTGTAATAGCAGGGAACTTTTTGCTAACGAAATCTCGGCGCTCTTTAATTACGTAGTCTAATAAGCTATCGAAACATACGATAGTACCCATGTAAATACACATACCTTTACGGCTTAGTGCAGGTAACATTTCTTCTTTAAACCACGATTTACTTTTTTCTACTAACTCGGGTGTATTTGTATTATTTTTACTTTCTAAGTCATCTAATAGAAACAAATCAGGTCGCGTATTACCGTGGCGTAAGCCCCGCATCTGCGTACCAATACCCTTTGCTTCAACCTTAGTACCCGTAGTAGTAATAAACTCGGTATTGTTATCACGCTCGTTCATTGACTTCTGTACATGCATTAGCACGCCGAAATCGTTACGTAGTTTTTCGTTATACTTTAATTGGTTACGTGTCCAACTGATAAAGTCGCCCGCTACCTCTGTCGTTTCCGAAATTTCTACGATATACTGTTTTAAACGGTATGTTACTTGGTGACATAAATACCCGTTAGATAAGTATGCGGTTTTAGCGTGTCCTCGCCCTACGCTCCAAGCTACGTGAGTTGATTGGTTACCTTTGGTAATTTCATCAAGCAAACTACATAGCGTTTTATGGAAGTGTGCGCTGTTTAACACGTTAACACCTTTAGGTATTAAGTTATCGGGGTTATCAGGGTTACCATCTTCGCTAAAATACTCAATCATGTAGCGTATTAGGTTAAATTCACAATCATGTATGCGCTCAATGCGCTTTCTTTCCTCTAATATCGCTTTATAACGAGTTAATTGCGCTTCTGTAAGCCCAACTTCCGCCCTAACCTTCTTATATCGTTTAGCATTTTCTGTAAGTTTATCTAAATATGTAGCACGTTGGGAGCGGTTTAACCACTCGCCGTTTACTAATGCCATGTTTTACCCGCCCCTTTCGTGTTTTTAATCTAAATCTGATTCAAGTTCAGCAAGTTCCGCCTCAATAGCATCGCCATCAAGCGTACCGCCCGTACTATCCACGTTTTCAACCACATGCTTTTCGCTAAGTAAGCCAAAACGCTTCATATATAAGTCGATAGCTTTAATTGACGGTTGCGAACCGAAAATCATCTTTAAAAGTTGTGCGTAAACCTTCGCCCGCTCATCGGAGAAAAATTCATCCGCTATCAAGTTCTTATACTCGATAAAATCGGGGTTTTGCTTACGCCAACGGTAAAGCGTTGAATCGTCTACGCCTACTAAGTCGGCAATATCTTCATAAGAATTGCTTTCAGTATTTGGCGCTAACTCTTTTTCAACTAATAGCAAACAAGCACGGCGCTGTTTATCCGTTAACTTAGCTTCTAATTGCTTTTTCGTTGCCATGTAGCCACCCCTTTCATAATTTTTGGCTTAAACTACGTAGAAAGAATCTGTGTAGTTATAACCGATGTAGTCCCAACCTTTGCCATAAGCATCTTTAGACCATACTTTACAACGGAAACGGTAGCGACCTTTTAATAGTAAACGTGCGTTTAGTGAGCGTACTGAACCACTGTAGTAAGTTGTCCATCCACGGCATCCCCAATATGCATCACGCCATTTGCCTTTGTGGTAACGTTGAATTTCAAGATGCCACTCGGAATAGAAGCCCGATGCACCGTTCATAGTCATGATAATACGTGACTTAAAGCGTGAATACGTTCCCGCATCAGTACCGCCTAAAAGTGTATTAACGTTAACTGTACCATCAACAAAACGTGCCATTAACATCATCCTTTCGTAATTAAATAAAGCGTAGCAAGTTACCGCCACGCCTTCTACTTTATGTATCGTTATGTATACGGTATGTAACCGCTATGTTATCGGTATGTGCCGTTATATTAGCGCACGGCTTAACGGGTTGATAACGTAACCCCTCGGGTACAAAAAATCTGACAGCAAATCGAGTACGCTTGGCACAGGATTTTTTCGAATCATCCCCCGCCCCCTCTTTTCGATTGTATGTCGTATGCATTGCGTGTGTATAACGTTGTATGACGTATACAAAAAGAGTACCTATAATATATATTATGTAAACTAACTATTAATATAAAGCCCGTTGTTATGCGGTTTGTGTTATTACGTGTGTTATACGTTATGCACTATTATATACATTGCTTCTATAATAACGTTTGTGTATTATGTGTTGCGTATTGTATACGTATGTTAATGTATAATGCGTATGTATATGCTATGCATTACCGTGTATACTTATTAAGCAGACCCCTTAGTTTCTTCTACCCCTTACGCATCAGCCTGCTGTTGCTGGTATATACGCTATACTATAGGTAGGCTATAGTTATATGTGTGTATGTATACGGTACGCTATACTGCATACTGCGTTAGTAATACCGTTATATTATATTGTTATGGTACTGTATATTAAGCGCCTATATATACGTGTGTGTATGCTATATGGTACGTTATAGTACCCTGTATATTACCGTATATAAGCGCCTATATATAACCCTATGTAACTACCGTTAGCCCTGTATTACCCTGCATATTAACCCTATATATTACCGCTATATTAACGGCTTGTCATACGTTGGTATATACGGCTTATCACTGTATATTACCGTTTATTTATCGG